AAGTCGCGCTGCGCGAACAGGTGCGCGCTGGCGCCACGCCGCCGTCCGAATACCTGGCCACGCAAGAGCAGGGCGGCGACCGCGGCCTGAAGAAGTTCGAGCGCGCGCTCATCGCGCGCGGCACCATGCGCGCCGGCCAGCGCGCCGTGCCGGGCCAGTATGCCCAGCTCGACGGCTACGGCAACGTCAGCCGCGGCCAGATCGTCCAGGTGCTGGCGCAGCTGGGCACGGCCTTCTCGCCGGGCTATGCCCAGGTCATCTCGGCCGACGCCACGCGGCGCGCCCGCAACGCCGCCCGCACCGGCAACACCTATGTCGCCGTCACCGCGCCGCGCGGCAAGCTGCAGCCCGGCATCTACCGCAAGTTCAGCGGCGACCTGCTGCCGGTGTTCTTCTTCGTGTCGCGCACGCGCTACCCGCGGCGCACCAAGCTTATGGACGCCGCGCGCCAGCTGGCGACGACGCGCTTCCCGGCCGAGCTGGAGCGGTCGCTGGCCGAGCACCAGGCGCGGGTCAATGCGAGGAGGGCGGGCCGATGACCTGCATTGCCGCCCTGGTGGCCGACGGCACGGTGTGGATGGGCGCCGACGCCGCTGGCGTCAGCGGGTGGGCGCTGCGCGTGCGCAACGACCCCAAGCTGTACCGCGTGGGCGACCTGCTCATGGGCTACACCTCGAGCTTCCGCATGGGCCAGCTGCTGGGCTACCGCTTCCAGCCGCCCGAGCATCCGGCCGACTGGGCTATCGACCGGTACATGCGCACGGCCTTTGTCGACAGCCTGCGCGAATGCTTCAAGGCCGGCGGCTACGCGCGCACCACCGAAGGGGCCGAGCAGGCCGGTGACTTCCTGGTGGGCTACCGAGGCCGCCTGTTCCATGTCGCATCCGACTACCAGGTGGGCGAATGCGCCGAAGGCTTCGATGCCGTGGGCTGCGGCGCCGACCTGGCCATGGGCGCCCTGTACGCCACGCGCGGCGCCGCACCGCAACAGCGGATCACCGTCGCCCTGCAGGCCGCCGAGGCCTTCAACATTGGCGTGCGCGGTCCGTTCCACATCGAGCAGGCCTGAACATGTCCACCACCGGCAGCCAGGCCGAATTCGCCCGCGCGCAGGGCTGGAGCAAGGCCTATGTCACCAAGCTCAAGGCCGAAGACCGGCTAGTCTTCACCGCCGACCACCAGGTGGACTTTGCCGCCAGCCTGGCGCGCATCAAGGCCACCACCAAGGCGCCCGAGCGTGCCGCGCCCAGCGTGCAGGGCAGCGAATACGCCGGCGCCCAGGACCGCGAGCGGCACTACAGCGCCGAGCTCAAGCGCATCGAGCTGGAACGGGAGATGCGCCAGCTGCTGCAGGCTGACGACGTGTACAGCGCCGTGGCCGACGCCGCGGCGCTGATGCGCACCGGCATCGAAGCCTGGCGCGACCGCCTTCCGCCGCAGCTGGCCGCGCTGGGCGGCGACGAAGCCCGCATCGCCGCGCTGCTGGCGGCCGAGTGCGAAGCCCTGCTGCGCCGCCTAGCGCAGCGCTTCGATGCGCTGGCCACCGGGGGCGCCGAGGCATGATGACCGTGCAGACGCCTGCACCCGCCCTGGCGCTGCAGCCCGCGCGCCCCGGCATCTTCAGCCGCCTGGGCCGTGGCCTGCGCCCGCAGAAGACCCTGGCCGTCAGCCAGTGGGCCGACGACAAGCGCAAGCTCAGCCCCAAGCAAAGCCCCGAGCCCGGCGACTGGCGCACCGACCGCAATCCGCTGCTGCGCGAGCCCATGGACGCGCTGTCCGCCCGCAGCGGCGTGCACGACGTGGCGCTGGTCTGGCCCATCCAGTTCGGCAAGACCGAGGTGGCGCTGAACGTGGTGGGCTACACCATGGACCACGACCCGTGCCCCGTCATGGTGTGCCTGCCGGGCGAGGTGAGCCTGCACAAGTGGGTGTCGCAGAAGCTGCAGCCCATGATCGACGAAACCCCGGCCGTGCGCGACGCCCTCAGCAGCGTGGCCAGCCGCGAAGCCAGCAACACCCGCACCTTCAAGGACTTTGCCGGCGGCCAGCTGTACATCGAGCACGCCGGCTCGCCCAGCCGCCTGAAGAGCACCAGCGTGCGCAAGCTGGTGGTCGACGAGCTGGACGAATTCGTGGCCAACCTGGCCGGCGGCGACGACCCGGTGGAAATGCTCGACGGCCGCACCAGCGCCTTCCCGGCCACCTACCAGCGGCTGTACATCAGCACCCCGCAGCTGCGCAGCAGCAGCCGCATCTGGTGGCTGTGGGAAAAGAGCGACCAGCGCCGCTACCACGTGCCGTGCCCGCACTGCGGCGAAGCGCAGCCGCTCATGTGGGCTGGCCTCAGCTGGGGCGCCGCGCCGCTGCCCGGCGGCACGCGGCGGGTGGTGTATGCCTGCCGCGCCTGCGGCGCCGAGGGCGACGAATACGCCTGGAAGGCCGCCATTCCTGCCGGCCGCTGGGTGGCCGGCAACCCGGCCAGCCGCCTGCGCGGCTACACCGCCAACTGCCTGTACTACCCGCTGGGCCTGGGCCCGCGCTGGCCCGACCTGGTGGAGCGCTGGCTCGACGCGCAGGGCGACCCCGCGCGCATGAAGACCTTCATCAACGACCGCCTGGCCGAGCCCTGGGAAGACAAGCGCGCCGCCAACGTCAAGGCCAACCTGGTGCAGGAACGCGCGCTGCCCTACGCGCTGCGCACCGCGCCGCACGGCGTCATCCGCATCACCGCCGGCATCGACACGCAGGACGATCGGCTCGAGGTGCACATCATCGGCTGGGGCCGCGGCCGCCGCTTCTGGGTGCTGGACTACGTGGTGCTGCCCGGCGACCCGGCCCTGCCCGACGTGTGGGCCGCCGTCACCGACCTGCTCAACCGCCCCATCGCCCACGCCTGCGGCGCGCTGATGCAGGTGGAGGCCAGCAGCTTCGACATGCTGGGCCACCGCACCGAATACGTGAAGCACTTCGTGCGCAGCCGCCGCGTGCGCCGTGCCATGGCCAGCTATGGCGCCAAGTCCAACACCGCGCCCATCCTGGGCCGCGCCAAGCTGCAGGACGTCAAGCGTCGCGGCCAGGCCGACAAACAGGGCGTGCACGTCTACCAGGTGGGCACCGTCGACGCCAAGCACGCCCTGTTCGCCCAGCTGGCCGCCGACCACGACGCCTACCAGGCCTGGCTGCAGCTGCCCGACAGCGACACCAAGCCCGACGCCGCCGAGCTGCAGGGCCACTTCAGCCAGGACCTGCCCGACGAATACTTCAGCGGCCTGGTCAGCGAGGTCTACAACCCTGCCAAGAACCGCTTCGAAGTGCGCCGCGGCCACCGCCGCAACGAACCGCTGGACACCTGGGTGCATGCCTACGCCGCCACGCACCACCCCGAGCTGCGTCTGCACCGCGCCCGCGCCGCCGACTGGGACCGCTGGGAAGCCGCGCTGCTGGCCCGCGCGCCCGTGGACGAAAGCGCGCCCGCGCCGGCGGCCGTTGTCGATGCCGCGACCCCGCCCGCCGACACGCTGCCGCCCGAAGCGCAGGCCGATGCCGCGCAGCTGGCGCGCGTGCGGCGCCGCGGCGGCGGCTGGATGCGCAAGGGGGGAGGCTGGCGATGAAAGAGGACATCGTCGACGACTTCATCCGCCGGCTGCTGGCCATGTCGCCCGGCCTGGCCGACACCGTGGCGCCCATGCTCGAGGCCGAGCTGCGCCGGCAGTGGGGCGGCACCGAGCCCTACGTGGCCAAGCGCCCGGGGCAGTGGAAGCAGCTGGTCATCGGCCAGGCGCTGGCCAGCGGCAGCAGCCTGGCCGATGCCATCGCGCGTGCCGGCGTGTCGCGGGCGCAGGGCTATCGCGTGCTGCAGCGGCCCAACAAGCGCCGGCGCTAGGCCTGGCGGTCGGGCGGGCGTCTCACTTTTCCCCCTGAACGGCCCCGCGGCCGGCTGGCACGCTCGCGCCGCAGCCAGATGAGCCAGGGACCGCCGCCATGCCGATCACCGTACTGATGACCCAAAGCCGCAAGGGCGTGGCCGGGGCCGACCTGCTGGCCGGCCAGCAGTACTCACTGCCCAACGACCTGGCCATCCAGCTCGTCGGCCAGAAGTACGCGGTCGATGTGCATGGCGTCATCGGCCGGGCCACCAATGCCGACGAGCCTATCGGGCTGAGCGTCACGCCCACGCAACTGGCTGCGTCGGCCACGGCCGGCTTGCCTGTGGAGGCTGGCACGCTGCTGCGTGATCCGGTGACCGGGCAGCTGTACGGGCAGAGCGATGGCGTTGGGGGATACGTGCCATTGGGCTCGTCCGCATCGGGAGGTGGCGGGAGTACCGGCGACAGCATCACGGCCACCACGCGCGAAACGCCTGGCGGCAAGCTGCTGACCATCACCACCAACGGCATCACCTGGACCTACGTCTACTCCGGGCCTACGCCAGTGCGCCTGGTGGCTTTCGAGGGCACGGCCTACGAGCTGGGCGTCGACCTGACCGAGAACACCGCCGAGGACTTCGTCGAGGACTCGAACGACAACACCCGCGAAGATGGCGGGGCGGTGAAGTGCTCGCTGGCCACGGCGTGGGCGCTGGAGGCGGCGGCCATCGCGGCCACCATCACGCTCAAGCCAGGCTTCAAGCTGTCCGTCACCGATTGCGCGTCGGTCATCCCCTTCGGCGGCAGTTCGCCGGTCTACAGCCGCGCGATCTGGACGTGGAACGGCCTTCGCTTCGACTACGACTTCACCATCGCAGACGAACGGGAGCCGACGTACAACACGGCGAGCGGCACATCGGGCGACCTGGCCACGCTGGTTGCGGCCAAGGAGTTCCTGCAGCGCAAGCACCAGCGGTGCGAGGTGCAGGTGACGGCCACCGGCGGCGTGGCCGGCACTGCCGCTGGCAACAACTCGTGCCGCGTCAAGCTCAACGGCGTGACCAGCGGCGCCGGCCCGTTCTTGTCGCAGAACCTGGCCGTCAGCCTGACGGACACGCTGCTGTGGAACCCCAAGAAGACGCTGATCCCGCTGTCCAACAGCGCGCAGATCTCGATGGCCGCGTCGTCGGGCGACGGTACCGCGTCGCAGAACACGCTGGTTTTGCCGGCCATCAATGCGCTGACAACGGACTTCACCTTCGCGCTTTACAACGTGCAGGGCGCGAACGCTTCGCTGTTCACGATGCGCCGCTTCGCGCTGCGGCTGCACACCCGGGGCTGACCGATGGGCGCCTTCCCTGGGTTCCTGTTGCGCAAGGCGAGCACGCCTGCCGCCAACACCTACCAGCCGATCAGTCGTCGCCTGTTCGCCATCGCCACCTCGAACGGCTCAATGGAGCACGAGGACCTGACGCTGAACGGCGATGAACCGTCTGCCGGGTCGAACTTCTACCCGAACTGGGTGTCGGGCGCGAGCTACACGGCCAACTCCAGCATCGTGCGCCGCAATGGCGCCCAGTGGCATTGCGCCGTGTCGAATAACGACACCGTGTTCGACGAGGCCAAGTGGCACGAGTTGCGCCCGCTGTCGTACTTCGCCGCAGGGTGGTTCGACCCGCGCAAGCGCAGCAGCGGCAAGACCGCCGCCGATGTGTACGACACCCTGCGGGCCGACAACCCGGCCATCCGTCTGCACGCCTACTGCTATGTCACAGCGGCTTACGACGGCACCAGCGACTCCTTCGGCATCCCGGCCAAGGCGTGGCTGGATGCGAACAACGGCTGGCTCTACAGCGTCGCCGGTGGCAGCGGCGCGTCCAACCTCGTCGCCAACGTGCGCAACGCTGCCGTCAAGTCGGTGAACATCACGACCTGGGGGCCGCGCGATTCGGACGGACTGACCTTCGCGGAGTGGAACGCCGCCCAGCACGCCGTGGATGCGGACTGGGCTGGGCGCCGCTGGAATTGGGCGGTAGACGACTCGCACAGCGACGTGGCGCGGGCCACCGCCGACGGGGACTACTTCAACCAGGCCGTGTTCCCGGTCAACGCGCAGGGCACGGGCTACTGGGACACGGTCAGCTCGACCACCAGCACCGCCAACCTGGCCGCCATCCAGGACGGTATCCGGGCCTACTTCAACGCGCTGCGCAGGTTCAACCCCGGCACCAAGGTCATCAGCAACCAGGGGCCGCAGGGCAAGCAGCCCGCCAGCTGGCGGCAAGCGGCAGCAGACCATTACCTGCTGGAGGGAACGCTGGGCGCCGACTATGCCCCGGAGCACGCATACGACAACGCCTGGCTGCAGCAGTTCATCTACGAGTTGCCGCAGCATGTGTACCCCACCGCCAAGAGCCGCAGCATGCCGGTGTGGATCTCGTGCAAGCCGTTCGACAAGGCTGCCACGCCGGCGACGCAGCCCTTCCGGCAGGACATCCTCTATGCGCTGTCCACGGTGCTGCTGACCGAAGGCCTGTTCTGCTGGACGGACGATTCGCTGGCGGTGGGCGCCCGCAGCCGCCGCTACATCCCCGAGTACGACTGGCAGATCGGCGTGCCCATCGAGGGGCAGCCGACAGCCGCATGGTCGGATGGCATCTGGAAGCGCGAGTACAAGGCCGGGCTGGTGCTGGTGTACCCCCGGCTGGACAAGGACGCCGGCTGGGATGCCGCGCCCGACAAGGTGGTGACGCTGCCGGCGGGCTCGTGGCTGGACGCTGCCGGCCAGCCGGTGACGCAGATCACCATGAAGGTGCGCAGCGGCGCCATCTTGCGCAGGGCCTGACATGACCACCCCCACCACCCTGCGCGCCGGCGACACCTACAGCGCACTCATCCCCCTGAGCGACTACCCGGCCACGTCTGGCTGGGTGCTCAAGGCCCGCTTCACGCCACGCGCCACGGGCACGGCCATCGACATCACCGGCACCGCCGAGGGTGCCGACCATCGCCTGACCGTTGCCGCGGCCACCACGGCCAACTGGCCGGCCGGCGCCTACAGCGCTGCGCAGTGGGTGGAGAAGGGTGCCGAGATCCACACCGTGGCCACCGGGCAGCTGACCATCCTGCCCAACCTGCGCACCGCCCCGGCCGGCACCGACACCCGCAGCCCCGCCCGCCAGGCACTCGACGCGGCCGAGGCCGCGCTGGTGGCCTACGGCGCCAAGGCCTACCTGCAGCAGCACGCCATCGGCGACCGCCTGCACCGCTTCCACACCCCGGGCGAGTTCCTCGCCTTCGTGTCCAAGCTGCGCGCCCAGGTGCGGGCCGAAGAGCGCGCCGAGCGCGTGGCCCAGGGCCTGTCGCCGCGCAACCGCCTGCTGGTGCGCTTCACCGGCCGTTGATCACCACCGCACGCACCATGGCCCTGTTGCAATCCCGCGTCCTGGAAGGCTTTCTGTCCACCCGCCCTGGCGGCCTGCGCGTGGCCGCCGGCCGCGCCGGCGTGGTGGCCGAAAACGCACCGCGCCCCGCCATGCCCGTGCGTCGCCTGCAGCGGCGCAGCTACGCCAGTGCGCAGGTGACGCGCCTGACCGAAGGCTGGACCACCGTCAACCACAGCGCCAACACCGAGCTGCATGCCGCGGTGGACATCCTGCGCGCCCGCGCCCGGCAGCTGGCCCGCGACAACGACTACGCCAAGAAATACCTGTCGCTGGTGGCCGTCAACGTGGTGGGCGCCACCGGCTTTGCGCGCCAGGCCCGCGTGGTCGACGCCAACGGCCAGCCCGACGCGCTGGCCAATGCCGCCATCGAAGCCGCGCATGCCCGCTGGGCCGCCGCCTGCGACGCCACCGGCCGCGGATCGCTGCGCACGCTGTGCCGCACCATGGTGATCACCGCCGCGCGCGACGGCGAGATCCTGCTGCGCTTCGTGCGCGGCGCCGCCGCCGGCAACCCCTTCGGCCTGGCGCTGCAGCTGCTGGACGTCGACCGCCTGGACACCCAGTTCAACCGCCCCGCGGGCGATGGCCTGCCGGCCGTGCGCCTGGGCGTGGAAATCGACACCTACGGCCGGCCGCTGGCCTACTGGCTGCGCCACCGCCACCCGGGCGACCTGTACGACGCCACCGGCGCGCAGCGTGCAGACGTCCGCACCCGCGTGCCGGCCGAAGACATCGTGCATGCCTTCCAGCGCGACCGGCCCGAGCAGCTGCGCGGCGTCACCTGGATGCACGCCGCCATGGGCCGGCTGCACAACCAGGGCGGGTACGAAGAGGCAGCGCTGGTGGCCGCCCGCGTGGGCGCCAGCAAGATGGGCTTCTTCACGCGCCCGCCGGGTGACGACGGCGAGGAGATCGCCGACAGCAAGGACGCCGCCGACGAGCTGTACACCGAGGTGGACCCCGGCGCCTTCGGCCTGCTGCCGGACGGCTACCAGTTCCAAGCCTTCAACCCCGACTACCCGTCGGCCATGTACGCCGACTTCGTCAAGGCCAACCTGCGCGGCGCCGCCAGCGGGCTGAACGTGGCCTATCACGCGCTGGCCAATGACCTGGAGGGCGTCAACTTCAGCAGCATCCGCAGCGGCACGCTGGAAGAGCGCGACGCTTGGCAGGCCGACCAGGAGTGGTTCATCGAAGACGTGCTGGAGCGCATCGACGCCGAATGGCTGCCCAGCGCGCTGGCCTTCGGCCAGGTCACCCTGCCCAATGGCTCGGCGCTGCCGCTGGCGCGGCTGGACAAGTTCCGCCCGCACAACTGGGTGGGCCGCCGCTGGGAATGGGTGGACCCGCTGAAGGACATCCAGGCCGACATCGAGGCCCTGGACGCCGACCTGCAGAGCCCGCAGCGCGTGGCCGCCAAGCTGGGGCGCGACTACGAGGACATCCTGGCCGAGATCAAGGCCGCGCAGGACCTGCGCACCCGCCTGGGCCTGCCCGAGCGGCCCCTGCCCAAGCCGGCCGCACCCGCGGCCGCGACGCCCACCTGACCAGGCCGCACCATGTCAATTCCAACCAAAGACCGCGACGGCAACGATCTGGACCTTGCGTCCAAGCCTATCGGGGGCGTCGAGTTCCCGCTCAACATCATCACCCGGCCCGACGGCACCGAGGTGGACCCGGCCAGCGAAGACACGCTCCTGCTCCTGGCCGGTCTCCTGGACACGCTGCAGACCACCGTCGCCGCGCTGAACGCCAAGACCACGGCGGTGAACACCGGCGCCGTTGCCGGCACGGTAGAGGTCTCCAACTTTGCGGAGCTGACTGGCTTGCCCGTCAGCTTCACCTGGTCGGGCTTGACCGACACCCAGCTGCGCGCCAGCGCATTGGCAGTGACGGTCGACGACTTGCCGCTGCCGACAGGTGCCGCTACCGAAACGACCCTGGCCAGCCTGGCCGCCGCAGTCAAGGCAGAGGACAGCGCCAGTGCCGACGGAGACCCGGGCGTCGTCATACTGGCACAGCGCCGCGACAGCGACACCACCGCCGTCGGCAGCGATGGTGACTACGGCACGCTGAAAACCGACGAGGCCGGGCGCCTGAAGGTGTCGACGCAGCCCGCCTCCTACTCGCCATTCACCGGCAACATCACTGCCAACGGGCAGACGGTCGCGGCCAACTGCGAGCGGTTCAGCAACCTGATGATCCACTGCACGGGCACCTTCAGCACGGTGAACGTGACCTTCGAGGGATCGCTCAACAGCACCAATGGCACCGACGGAACGTGGTTCACGGTGCAGGCGATCAGGTCCAACGCCAACACCATCGAGACCACTAGTGGCAACCTGTC